GCGGCCGGCGCGCCGACGAAGGGCGGCGAGCGAAGTGAGTTCGCAGAGTGGCGAACGCGGGAGGTCAAGGCCACTGCCCTGACCAAAGAGCAGAAGCTCGAGGTGCTGACCGGCCGCTACTACGAAGCCGGCGACGTGCAGCGCCTGCTGGCCGAGCGGCTGCAGTACCTGTCATCGGGCGTGCTCGAGCTGAAGACGCTGGCGCGCGAGCTGCACGGCAAGGCCGAGGCGGCGATCGCCGAGCGCCTCGAGGCGCGCGGCCGGCAACTGATCGAGGCCTACGGCAAGAACAACCTGGTGGAGGTGCTGGACGAGTGGCGAAGACTGAAAAACGGAAACCCGACCCTGAAGCGCGGGCGCGGCCGGCCGAAGAAGCCAGCAGCCGAGTAGGGGCGCCGGACTGGTTCCCGGCGGAGATCGCGCTGCTCGAGCTGCCGGAGAAGCTCTCGGTGCACCAATGGGCCGACCGCTACCGGCAGCTGACGATCGGCGAGGCGTCGCGACACGGGCTGTATCAGAGCAGCTGGACACCGTACGCGCGCGAGCCGATGGACTGCCTGATCGACCCGTCGGTCGAGCAGATCACGTGCGTGTTCGGCGCACAGACCGGGAAGACGACCCTCGTGCTGAACATGTTCGCCTACATGGTCGACTGCGACCCTGGCCCGATGATGCTCGTGATGCCGACCGAGGCGGACGTGCACTACATGCACAACCACCGGATCTTGCCGATGATCGAGTCGAGCCCGCAGATCAGCCGGCACCTGACCGGCCGCGCCGACGACATCTCGCAGGACGGCATCTCGTTCGACCGGTGCCAGCTCTACTACGGGAACGCGCAGGTATCGCGGTCGATCAAGGGTCGACCGGTCCGGTTCGTCGCGCTCGACGAAGTCGACGAGATGGAAGACACGAAGCAGGGCGACCCGCTGTCGATGGCCGCGCAGCGCACGAACACGTACCCGAACAGGAAGATCGTCAAGACCAGCACGCCGACCTGGCAGAAGGGCAAGGTCTGGCAGAGCTACCTGAAGAGCGATCAGCGCAGGCTCTGGATCCCGTGCCCGCACTGCGGCAAGCACCAAACGCTCGAGTGGGAGCACGTCCGCTGGGAGAAGGACGAGGACCCGGAGAAGGCTTGCGAGTCCGCGGTCTATCCGTGCGTCGAGTGCGGCCAGGTGATCACCGACGCGCAGCGGCGCGACGCGCTCGCCGATGGCGTGTGGGTCCCCGCCGCCGCGACGGTCGACGATTGAGGCAAAGTCTCGTGCTGCAGAGTCTCGCGACACCGCGGCTACCAGCTCAGCTCGCTCTACTCGCCGAGCCTGAACCTCAGCGAGATCGTCTACCGGTTCCTGACCGAGGACTACGCGGACTTCGTGCGCCAGATCCTGGCGCTGCCCTGGGAGGACACGCAGGACTCGGTCAAGAAGGACGACCTCGAGCGCTGCATCGCGCCCTATGAGCGCGGCACCGTGCCGGAGGGCGAGAAGGTCACGATGGTCACGGCCGGCCTCGACGTGCAGGGCACGAAGCTAGGCATCTTCTACGTCGTGCGGGCCTGGGCCGACAACGGCGAGTCCTGGCTCGTGGCGAGCGGGAACGTCAGGACCTGGAGCGGTGTCGAAGACGGCGTGGTGCTGCCGAACTGGTTCGGCCTCGGCCTGACGTTCGCGTTCGTCGACTCGGGCGACGGCACCAGGCAGGACGAGGTCTACGAGTTCTGCCGCGCCTACCGCGGCCTCGTGTCGCCGTCGAAAGGCGTCAGGTCGATGGACGGGCCGTTCAAGGCCTCGACGATCGACAAGCACCCGGGCAGCGGCCGCGTCCTGGTCGGCGGCCTGCAGCTGTGGGTCGTCAATACGCTGATGTTCAAGGACCTGGTCGCGGCCGCGATCGCCGGCAGCCGCGCGCCGTGGCGCCTGCACTCGAACGCGGAGGGGCAGCTCGACCACTACCTGACGCACATGCGCGCCGAGCACAAGGTCAGCCGGAACGGCCAGACCTACTGGACCCTGAAGCCGGGGCACGTGCGCAACGACTGGTGGGACTGCGAGACGCTCGCGTTTGCCGCGATGTACCGGACGGTCGGCTGGCAGGCGGGGCGCGGTGGCCGCGAGCAGCAGCAGCACGGCGAGCCGGTGGCGGCCACGGCCGGCGAGTTCGGTGGACACCAGGAGGTCACACCCGGCGACCTGGCGGACGAGCACCGGTTTCGGGACGACCCGCGGCGCCGGCGGCGCGGCTGGTCGATCGGTGGCCACGACAGCCTGGAGGGCGACTCGACGTGGTGAAGCGCGAGTTCCCGCTGCCGCCGAGCACGGTCGTCCACCAGTTCGGGAAGACAAGCGACGTCACCGTGTGCGGCTTGCCGATGACGCGTGGACACTTGGGGCCGGTCACTTGCCCCGATTGCCTTCGGATGCTGGGCCTCGTTCCGGAGACGGTGATCGGCAGGATCGCCGGCGTGCTGTGGGTCCCGATCCGGTGCGGGAAGTGCGGGAGCAAGCGGAAGAGCACGTACACGGTTCGGCCGCCGACCAGGTGGCACACATGCCGGGACTGCGGGAACGTCTACAAGAGCAGTGAAATTGAGTTAGGACCGCCTGGCGTTCCGGCCCCATAGCGCCCGGCCGGCTCGTCGCCGCATCCTCGCGGCCCGTGACCCCGGCCGAAGAGCTGGTCCTGATCGAGAACGCGATCGACAAGTTCTACCGCAGCGGCGGGCTCGTCGAGTGGCAAGGCCCGGACGGCATCGGCCGCCGCGTCGACATCGCGTTCCTGCAGCGCCGGCGTTCCGAGATCCAGACCGTCGTCGCGGTGGCCGCGGCGCGCGCCGCCGGCGACGAGTTCCTGCCCGTCCGATTCGAGGCCCCGGATGCGTGACGACGAGCCCACGCTGCTCGATCGGGCGATCGCCGCCGTATCGCCGTCCTGGGGATTCCGCCGGCAGCAGTTCCGCCGGGCCATGGCCGAGGCGCGCATCGGCTACGACGGTGCACGCAGCGACCGGCTCTACGGCGACTGGATCGGCGGTGACGGCTCGGCCGACGCCATCCTGCTGACGCAGCTGCCGAAGCTCCGGCAGCGCTGCCGCGAGCTCGCGCGCAACAACCCGATCGCCGCGTCGATCCTGCACGGGAAGCAGCGCAACGTGGTCGGCTGCGGGCTCAGGCCGCAGAGCCTGATCGACCCGAAGATCGCGGGCGTGAGCATCGAGCAGGCTCGCGAGCTGCGCCGGGTCGCCGAGCGGATCTTCGCCCGGTGGATGCGCGGCGCCTCCCTCGACCATCGTCAGAGCTTCTACAGCCTGCAGCGGCTGGTGCAGCGCCGGCGCGACGAGGACGGCGAGGCCTTCTGGCACCTCGCGATGATGCGGCGCCAGGGCCAGCCCTACGAGACCGTCGTCGAGGTGGTCGAGAGCGATCGGGTCGACACGCCGGCCGGCAAGGAGGACAACGGCAGGATCCGCAGCGGCGTCGAGCTCGGCGCGAGCGGCGAGCCGGTCGCCTACTGGGTGCTCGAGGAGCACCCAGGGGACGGGCACCTGGCGCGCTCCGGCGGCCGCCGCAGCTGGCGGAAGGTGCCGGTGCGCGACGGCAACGGAAGCGTGCGGTTCGGCCACCTGGCCCGGATCCGTCGGCCCAACCAGACCCGCGGCGAGCCGTTGCTGGCGCCAGCCATGACCACCCTGCGGGACCTCGGCAGCACCCTCGAGGCCGAGCGCGTGGCGAAGCGGATCGAATCGTGCTTCGCCGGCTGGATACTGCGGGACCCGCAGGCCTGGGGCGCGCAGGGCCGGAACCCGGCCACTGGCCGGATCGAGATGCCGCTGCAGCCGGCCGTCTTCCAGCAGCTGGCGCCCGGCGAATCGGTCGTGATGAACGAGCCGAAGCGTGGCGGCGAAACGTTCAACTCCCACATCCAGCTGCTCGTCAAGATGACCGGCGCGGCGGTCGAGCTGCCGCTCGAGCTGGTGCTGCTCGACTTCACCCAGAGCAACTTCTCCAACACGCGCGCCGCGAAGCTCGAGGCGCAGCGGGGGTTCGAGATCGAGCAGGCAGACCTGGTGCACTGCTTCTGCCAGCCGTGCTACGAGGCCGTGCTCGAGGAAGCCTGGCTCAAGGGCGAGTTCCTGGTCCACGACTTCTATGCGCTGCGCGACGTCTGGACCGCGTGCGAATGGATGCCGGACGGGTGGCGCTGGGTCGACCCGAAGAGCGAGAGCGCGGCCACCGAAACCTCGCTGCGCACCGGCCTGTCGAACCTGGCGATCGAGGCCCACCGGCAGGGCCGGGACTGGGAGGACCACCTGCGCCAGAACCTCGAGGTCGAGCAGCGTTGGCACGAGATGCGCAAGGAGATGCATCTCGACCCGGCGCCGCTGCCCGGGTCCGGCCAGGTGCAGCAGCAGGTGCCCGTCGGCGCCGGCGTCGCCCCAGAGGTTCCGGAGCAACAGGAGGACCAGCCGTGACGCGGAAGACCGGAGACCTGCTCAGCCTCGTGCTGTCGAAGGTCTGGGCGCTCGAGCCGACCTACCACCGGCGCCTCTGCGAGATCGTGGCGCGCCACGTCAGCGGCGTGCGGCTGACCGAGGAGGAGATCGCGGCC